GGTGCATACAAATAAAAATATGCTTTTCTTCTTTCTTTGCGTAGCGTCTAAGCTTCCCGACTGCGTCCTCGATATATAAGTCTTGACGACTGCCAAACTCTGCCATATTGTGCTTAATCTCGTTGTAAGGGTCAAACAAAATATTATCAATCTTAATACGATTTTCTGCTTCTAAAATTTTAACTTGACTTATAATATCATCAAAGCTAAATGAATTTTCGTCGTTATCTACTATATAAAACTTATCACTTAAAAAAGCTATTGCGTTGTAAATTTCTGATTCGCTACAAGCATTTACGTCACTTGCAAAAAATGGTTTACGAATGTATTTAGATATTAGTTCTTTTGCTAGGTCTTTATAATCGCCTGTTTCGGGACTAAATATCACATGCTTTTCATTGTGCTTAATTGAAAGGTTAAGTAATATCTCTAAGTTAAATTCTGTTTTCCCGGAGTGTGGCGATGCAAGTATAAAAGTCATTGACCCTTTTTTCTTTGTATAAAGAGCATCTAAAGATTTAAAGCCTACGTACTGCCCTCGTTGTATTCCCGACTTGTGAAAGTCTAGGATTTCGTTTTCAAATTGGATTAAGTTTTTTATCATGTCGTTTGTCGTTTGTCAAATGTAATCAATTAACCGGTATATTAAAACTTAAAGTATTATTTGTGTTTATTTTATTTTCATCACGAAACCATACGCCACGCATTTTTTGTTTCCAGTTTAGAACCTTCTTACCATTGCTATCAACCCAGCCAGATTCATTGTAATATTTATAAGCATTCTTTGCAGCATCTGCTTTAAATCCATTCTCAAGAAAGTACTTAATCACTTCATCAATATTGGGCATATATATATTTACTTTACTTTTCTTTACTTTAGAAGTGTTACGAACGTTTTCTGAATGCGTTACATTTTCTGTAAGTACTTGTTTTTCACGCCATTGTGAAATCCTTTTTGCGTTTTTTTCTTTTTTTATCTGATACTTTTCACTAAAGTTTAGCAATTGTTTGTTGAAAGTTTCCCCATTGTTTGACGAAATCAAGTCTATTTCTTCCATAAAATCCCAGCACTTTTCAAGTCTTTTACCTACTTTACATTGATGTTTTAACACGTTGGTCTTAATCGGTTTTTCTTGACGTGCCATCTTTTCAATCAAAGTGTAGAACAATCCAAGACCTTCGTAACCAAAGTTTATAAATAGCTCCGAGATTTTTTCATCTTCAAAACTTGCGGTATCGTGTAGGAAATATTTCATTTTAATAGTCGATTTTTTGAATTACAAATCTAGACAATTTTACTTGAGGTTTTCTCGTTGCGTTTAAAGTTTCTTTATTCAAGCTATAAAGATAAAACTTAACCGCGCCTTTAGTCTTGCTTAATATATCCGCGTAATAACTTACCGAAAAATCATTTGATAAGTTAGCTTTTATAAATTCTTTATCATCTTCCGATAAGATACCTTTTGAAATAGGTCTGTCGCGCATTATGATACGCTGTACGCCATTAATAATATCGAGCATGAAGTCATGCCTGTATTTCATTCTTTTATCGGTACGTAAGCTGTAAAAGACTTTGTCAATTTGATAAATTATAGAGCTATGATTTTGTAGTTTAAATTCTTTTGCGATTTGCACCATAGTCATTTTGTAATGATTGTACAAAAAGTATGAAACAAGTTGTCTTGCTTTTGTAACTTCGCCAATACGTCGATTAGTGGTCGTTAATAATTGATAAATATCGTTTGAACTAAGCTTCTTAGATTCGTAAAGTTCGGAAGCGTAATAGCATAATTTTAAAGTGTCTTGATTCATGTCGGTTGTATAAAAAAAGGGAGGTTTTACGCTCCCTTGTTTGGTTTAAAATGCGCCGTCTGTCGTTACAGGCTTTAACTTTTTAGTTTTGCTTGTATCTTCTTTAGCTTCTACTTCCTGCTTTGGCGTGAAAGTATCGATTGCTTCCTTTACTAAAACGCTTTCTTCTAACTTAAGTGCGCCAACTGATTGAGCCTTTAAGGCTACCTGTACTAAAATGTTTAGTGCTTCGTTTTCTGTCATGGTTTAAAATGGTAAATCTGTTTTTACTTCTGTTAATTGTTCTGTTACTGGTGCTACGTAATCATTCACGTAGATATTAAAATCTGGTTGCTTTTCTTCTTTCTTGTAGCCATTTGCCCACATCGAATATCGAGTTCCATTAATTGCAAAGTTAATCACTTCGCCTTTTGCAGTCTGTCGCTTCCATGCGCCAAAGCTTACTTTTTTTTCGTCTGTCATAGTTTTCAAATTTATATAATTTATTTGTTAAATTCAAGTTTTTTATTATTTATCAATTCTTTAAAGGTTGTGTTCGTGTGAAACATTGGGTATGATGACCAAATTGCTTTTAAACTATTTACATTATCACACACATTTGTTTCGGCTATTGCTATGTTAAGCAAGTTACTTAATTGCACCGCTTCACCAGCTGAAATTTTTACAGGCTCTTTGTCGTTGCTATTCGTTGCATCACTATCTTTGGTGTCGTCGATTGCAAACATTCCATTTAAAGCATATTTACGTGCGTAACTAGAACACGCCCCGGTTACTTGCGAAGCATCCATCCCTTTTTTGTTTTCCTCTTCACGTGCAAATCCATCAACTAAATATTTGTCTATTCCGTCTGTAATGTTTACACTTGCTTTGATGTAGTACCTATCTCCAATATTTACAATTTCATCTGTAATTGATAAGAACAAACCATGCTTTAATAGGTGTGGTTTAACTGCTTCAAGTATATCCTCACATGAACGGTATTTATATTTCCCGAAGTTATTAGTTTGCCCTTTAGGTGCTTTCAATTCGCTTTGAATTGTGACTAGCTTTTTAATTAGTTTTTCCATGTTTTATAAAATTACAAATTCTTTGTTTTCAAAATACCATTCTTCAGGCTCGTTAAACTCATTGGTAAATTCAATTAATGAAAATTTAAACCATCGCTTTAAAATGATACCTGTTTTTCCTGTCGTTTGCACGTCAATCCCTTGCGGATTAGTTAATAATTTTACTTTATTATCCATAATATTAATTTTTTAAAAGTTGTTTGTTTGTTTTGATTTGATTTAAATATTATTTGTTCTTCATAAAGCCTAATATAATTAAGCTTTGATTTTTCGAGTGGTGTTAATTCCATTTTATATTTTTTCTAATGATTTTAAAAAATTAATTTTTGAATTAGCTTGATTTATATTATTAAATTCATATAATATATCAGAAAATGATTTTCCTTCTATTACGCTAGTTTCAATTATTAAAACTTTAGTTGATTCTAAAAAATTATTTTTGATTACTTCTAATTTATATTTGCTCATGATATTTTCTTTTTGTTGTTGAAACAAATATAAGGTCATTGTACAAAAGAATTGTCATGGAAATGTCATAAATAAAAAAAGGCAGTCAAATTAATGACCACCTTTAAACAAACAACAATGAAAAACTTAATTAAAGCGTTTAAACGCTACATAAGCACCGACAAACAAAAGTAATAAATAAAATGAGTACTTGTAAAAAGAGTTTTGCACAATGACTTCCTTTGTCTTTGTGATTGTTTTCGTGATAGGAACGATAATCTCTTTAGGTTTGCAAATTCCTTGCACTCTTATATACTTATCTCTGAATTTCTGAATAGTGATTACCATTTGACCACTAGTATCTTGAATAGTCACGATTGAATCCTTAAACAAAACCAAAGTATCTAATTGAATCTTTGCAGGTACTATAATAGTGTCCTTAATTGTAATCGTTTGCGTAAATCTTTTACTAGCGCACGACGCAATTAGAAACGATGTAAGCAACGCAAATAGTAAAGGCTTATAATTTATCTTCATCTGTACTAAAGTTTGTTAGAAACTTCCCTATGACCCCAGAAACGATAGCAACGATTGCTACCCATTCAAAACCTGCATAAATTGAATAACTTGCTACCATTGTAGAACAAGCAAGTAGCGTGTCACCTATTTTACGGAACGTCTTTGGTGTTGGTTTCCAATATCTATTTTTTAATTTGCTCACAATCATAAATATAAAATTAATAAACGATTTGCAATTCTACTCTTTCGTTATTTTGAATAGCTTTGTTTATTTCTTTTATAAGTTTGACTTCCGTGCTGCCTTGAATCCAATTTAATACTGTGCCAAATCGTTTATTAATGTGCTTAGTGTTTGCGACTAGAATACAACCTTCCGTATTTTCATGAGTATTACCACCATGTATTCTGATACCTTCAAAGCCTTTGACTTTTAAAACCTCTGGCATTACACGCTTAAATCTATTACTCAAAGTTAATATTACGCGATACGTTCCTGAAGGTATTGCAGTTACTCCGTATTTCTTTTGTGATTTGATTTCGAATTCGTCTTGTAATTGATTGAACTTCCTATCTTTATCTTCAAGCGTATAACAAAAGAATTTATTGTTTATAAACATTGACCCGATAGTTTCGGTATCGGTAAAGAATTCCCTTTTAACTGTTATCTTCATAATATGTAAAGTTAAATGCTTTTAATGTGTAAATAAAAACATAATTGACACTTGTTTCGTAACAAATAATGCTATATATATGTTACGAAATCGGAATATAATAATGGTCTATTTCTATTCCTGCTTTTTGTTCGTTCTTCATTATTAATTGCAACCCGAACATAATACAAGCTAGGTGGTCTTCGCTTCTATCACCTAGTTCATACTTTGCTAAATGCCGGTGTAAACTTTCTAAACTGCTTTCATCTGGTTGCCCCTTTTGCCAGTTGTTTTTTTCGTACTTATTAGCACCCATTCTTAATAAATAGCCAAATCTTAGCCGAACGTAAGCATCTAAATGGTTTACTAAAGGCTTGTTTGTGTCGTCGTCGCGCTGACTTCCTGATTCAAATACTCTTTTTGTTTTAATACTATCTGGAACATATCGACCAGTAGCAGTTGAAGTACTTGAATTATTCCAGTCTTTAATAGAATCCATATTATTTCTGTATTAATTTTCTTAATGCCATAACTATTTCTTGAAGTTCCGCTTCTTTTTGTGCTTTTAACTTCATTAATCCTTTTATCTTTTTATTCTCGATTGCCTTTTGCTCTAATATTTCCATGT